CCTCAAAGGGGCCGACAGACCAGAGACTATGCGTGGTGTGTCGCTTAAGTTCCTTGTGTTGGACGAGTACGCAGACATGAAGCCTGACGTATTTGAGCAGATCCTAAGACCTGCCTTGGCTGACCAGAAGGGCTGTGCGATGTTCATTGGAACACCAATGGGTCGCAACCACTTCTACGACTTATATAAATACGCAGAGATAGGTGACGACGAGACTTACAAAGCATGGCACTTTACTTCCTATGACAACCCAATCTTGGACCCAAATGAAATTGACACCGCTAAGAAGTCTATGTCGAGCTATGCGTTTCGTCAGGAATTTATGGCGTCATTTGAAGCTCGTGGGTCAGAAATGTTTAAAGAGGACTGGGTAAAGTTCGGAGAAGAAAGTAGTGGTGAAGGAGACTACTACATTGCAGTTGACTTAGCTGGTTTTGAAGAAGTAAACAAGAAGCGTACAAAGAACACTAGGCTTGACGAGACGGCCATTGCTGTAGTAAAAGTAAATCCTAATGGTTGGTTTGTTGAAAACATTATTTACGGTAGGTGGACTCTCGACGAAACAGCAGCTAAGATATTCCAAGCAGTCCGAGACTACGAACCAGTTAGCGTAGGTATTGAAAGGGGTATCGCAAAGCAAGCAGTAATGTCCCCTCTGATGGACCTACAGAAGCGTCACGGGACGTTCTTTAGAGTCGAGGAACTAACCCACGGAAATAAAAAGAAGACTGACAGGGTCATGTGGGCGTTACAGGGGCGGTTTGAGAATGGCTTTGTAACACTTAAGAAAGGGGAGTGGAACTCTAGGTTCTTAGACCAACTTTTTCAGTTCCCTGACGCACTAACTCACGACGACTTGATAGATGCTTTAGCTTACATAGACCAGCTTGCACACGTAGCGTACGACTATGATTATGAAGTCGATGACTATGAAATTTTAGACGTAGTATCAGGATACTAATATGACCGAACTATTTGAACAAGACCCCTTGTTGATAGAAGAAACTATCGAAGACTGGGTAATGACTAAGTGTGACGACTGGCGTGACAACTACGAGTCAAACTACGAAGCACGTTTTGATGAGTACTACAGGCTCTGGAGAGGCATCTGGGACCCTGCTGACTCAGAACGTAAATCAGAAAGAAGCCGTATCATTGCCCCTGCTCTTCAGCAAGCTGTGGAGTCTAACGTAGCAGAACTTGAGGAAGCTACTTTTGGAAGAGGCAAGTGGTTCGACATAGCTGACAACATGGGTGATACAGAGCGTCAAGACGTGTTATTCCTAAGAAACAAACTAACGGAAGACTTTGAGGACTGTAAAGTCCGTAAGGCAGTAGCAGAGTGTCTTATTAATGCTGCTGTGTTTGGTACAGGTGTTGGCGAGATTGTCATCGAAGAAATGAAAGAGATGGCACCAGCTACACAGCCTATCATGGGTGGTGACTTAACGGCAGTCGGCGTCAACATTACTGAGCGTGTCAAGGTAAAACTTAAGCCTGTGATGCCTCAGAACTTCCTTATTGACCCTGTAGCAACAAGCATAGACGACGCTATGGGTGTTGCCGTAGATGAGTTCGTAAGCTTACATCAGGTAGAGATGCTACAGGAACAAGGGGTTTACAGAGACGTTCACGTAGGTATTGCTGCTCCTGACTCTAACTTAGAGCCTGACCAAGACTTAACCATGTACACTGACGACAAAGTACGTCTTACGAAGTACTACGGTTTAGTCCCCAGAGAACTACTTGACAACGCCTTTAAGGACGATGAAGACGACAGTGATGACGATGAAGTAGAAGAAGTAGAGTTAGTAGAAGACTCCAAAAGCAAGTCAAAGTACGTAGAAGCAGTCGTAGTAGTTGCCAATGGTGGTGTCTTGTTGAAAGCCGAGGCTAACCCTTACATGATGCAGGACAGACCTATCGTAGCCTTCCCTTGGGACGTAGTTCCCTCTAGGTTCTGGGGTCGTGGTGTGTGTGAAAAGGGTTACAACTCACAGAAGGCCCTTGACGCTGAGTTACGCGCTAGGATCGACGCTCTGAGCCTCACGACTCATCCTATGTTGGCTGTAGACGCCACTAGGATGCCACGAGGTGCTAAACCAGAAGTACGTCCGGGCAAGATGATTCTAACCAGTGGAGACCCGCGTGAAATTTTACAACCGTTTAACTTTGGACAAGTTAGTCAAATCACGTTTGCTCAGGCGGGTGCTCTACAGCAGATGGTACAACAAGCTACTGGTGCGGTTGACTCTGCTGGAATCGCGGGTTCAATTAATGGAGAAGCTACGGCTTCTGGCATTAGTATGTCTCTCGGTGCTATTATTAAAAGGCATAAACGTACTCTAATTAACTTCCAGCAGGCTTTCTTAATTCCTTTTGTCAAGAAGGCTGCCTATCGTTACATGCAGTTTGACCCTGAGAACTACCCTGTTTCTGACTACAAGTTTAACGCAAGTAGTACTTTGGGTATCATGGCTAGAGAGTACGAAGTAACTCAGCTTGTACAACTACTACAGACTATGGAAAAAGACTCTCCGTTGTACAATACACTGATTCAGTCTATTATTGACAACATGAACTTGTCTAACCGTGAAGAACTTCTTGCAGCAATGCAGAAAGCTACGCAGCCTAACCCAGAAGCACAGCAGATGGCTCAGGCAGCACAACAAGCTCAGATGCAGTTCCAGCAGTCCCAGACAGCAGCTCTAGCGGCTCAGGCTCAAGAGTCTGCCGCAAGGGCTACTAAGCTGGCTGCTGAAGCACAGGCAGTTCCTATGGAGCTAGAAATTGATCGTATTAGCGCAATTACAAGAAACTTGCGAGAAGGCGACCAAGAGGACAAAGAGTTTGAAAGACGTATGCGCGTTGCAGAAACTCTTTTAAAAGAAAGACAAATCAAAGGTACAGAAAATGCTAACGGACAAAGAACTAACAATTCTCCTAGACCAAGTCAAGAAATACCTCCAGCCCCAATGGGACCGCCTAGAGGAATTAGAACGCAAAATGGAGGAATGGAGTAATGCCAAAGGAGAAGGACCCAAGGTTGGAAAGGGCGGGAGTAAGCGGGTACAATCAGCCAAAGAGGACTCCTAACCATCCGACTAAGTCGCACGTAGTAGTGGCAAAAGAAGGAGACGAAATTAAAACCATTAGGTTTGGACAGCAAGGAGTTAGTGGTGCAGGTAAAGCCCCTAAGTCTGAGAAAGAAAAAGCCAGACGCAAGTCATTTAAGGCTCGTCATGCAAAAAACATTGCAAAGGGTAAGATGTCGCCAGCGTACTGGGCAAACAAGGAGAAATGGTAGTGGCAGGTCTATATGATAATATCCACGCAAAACGCAAACGAATCGCTGCGGGTAGTAAGGAGAAGATGCGTAAGCCGGGTTCCAAAGGTGCACCCAGTGCTAAAGCCTTCCAACAAGCAGCCAAAACAGCCAAAAAGAGGAAAAAATGATGGCTAAAGGTGTACCCCACTATTTTAGAGACGGCTCTAAGCACACAGGAGGCACACACAAGATGCCTAATGGTGAAGTACACTCAGGTGCTACTCATGGCGCTACCTCTAAAAAGTTGTACCACTACGACGAACTTTCTAAAACAGCAAAGGAGAAATCTATGATGTACGGTTCTAAACCAGCGAAACCAAAGGCAAAACCAAAGCCTAAGCCTAAGCCCAAGAAGAAGCCGATGAAAAAAGGCTACTAAATACTCCTTGACTTTAACCTAAAAATATGCTATACTATTAACTATAGTATCAACTAAAGAGAACTTATGAAGCCTGAGCTTGAAACTTACTTTAACAACTACAACGAACTCTTCAATACTGAAGGTTTCAAACAACTCATTCAAGAGCTTTCTAATAATGCAGTTACTTTGTCTGACATTCAGACAGTCAAAGACACTGAAGACTTCTTATTCCGTAAGGGGCAAGTTGCTGCCTTAGCTTCTGTAATCAATCTGGAAAACACCATTAAAGTGTCCAGAGAGCAAGCAGAAGAAGAAGAAGAAGTAGATGATTAGAGTATATGACTTCCGTTGTGAAAACGGACACGTATACGAAAAATTTGTAAACTCCTGTGACTCAACGAGTAGGTGCGAATGTGGCGCAGGAGCTACAAAAATGCTGTCTGCCCCGCCTTTTATACTTAATGGAGCTTCTGGGGACTTCCCCGGTAGACACATGAAGTGGGTAAAGGAACACGAACAAGCAGGTAGAAAACCTCAATCTCCATAATGACTAAGTTCACGGAGTTTAATTATGTCTAGAGCGACAATGGTAGATTCACAGCCTGAAGAGGAAACTGTGCAAGAAACCGAAGAAAACGAAGTACAAGAGATTCAACAAGAAGACTTTGTTGAGCAACCTCAAGAAGAACCTACAGTACCAGAGAAATACCAAGGCAAGTCTTTAGAAGAAGTCGTGCAGATGCACCAAGAGGCTGAGAAGCTTCTAGGGCGTCAATCCTCTGAAGTAGGAGAACTTCGTAAGGTTGTGGACGATTACATAAGTAGTCAAACACAGCAACCAGCACCTCAACAGTACGTTGAGCCTGAAGACGATATTGACTATTTTACGGACCCTCAAGCAGCCGTCAATCGTGCTATTGAGAACCATCCTAAGATTAGAGAAGCGCAGGAGTACTCTACTCACTACAAAAAACAATCATCTCTGGCAGTGCTTAATAACAAGCATCCAGACATGCAGGATATCCTTAAGGACCCTAAGTTTGCTGAGTGGATTAAAGCTTCAAAAATTAGGACTCAGTTGTTCGTAGAAGCTGACCAACAATTTAATGCTGAAGCTGCTGATGAACTGTTTTCACTCTGGAAGGAGCGTAAAACAGTAGCAGAACAAACCGTGAAGGTTGAGAAACAAGCACGTAAGCAACAAATCAAGGCAGCTAATACGGGTAACATGCAAGGTAGCGGTGAGGCTAGTCGTAGAAAAGTATATCGTAGGGCCGACATTATTAAACTAATGAAAACGGACCCCGAGCGTTACCAAGCTTTATCAGAGGAAATCTTTAGAGCGTACGCGGAGGGTCGAGTCAAGTAATCTAAAAGGAAATTGACATGGCTACTGCAACTTATCCCGGCGCGGGGGGTTTTACCGCAAAAACTGAAGCAGGTACTTTTATTCCAGAAATCTGGAGTGATGAGATTATCGCTGCTTACCAAAAAAACCTGAAGATGGCTCCTCTTGTCAAAAAGCTCGCTATGAGTGGCAAGAAAGGCGACAAGCTTCACATTCCTAAGCCCGTACGTGGCGACGCAAATGCTAAGGCTGCTGATACCGCAGTTACTATCATTGCTAACACCGAAGGCGAACTGACCGTTGACATCGATCGACACTTTGAGTACTCACGTCTCATCGAAGACATCGTTGAAGTACAAGCTCTCAACAGTTTACGTCAGTTTTACACTGAAGACGCTGGTTACGCTCTGGCTACCAAAATTGATGCAGACTTGCACTCTTGTGGTACTGGTTTTGGTAACGGTGGTGCAGTTGTGTTTTCTAACGCAGTAGCGCCTACTGACTACCAGCACACTGGTGCTTTCTTCAATGACAACGGTACGACGACTCAGTACACTGACGACACGATGGACGCAAGTGACGTGTTTACTGATGCCTTCTTCCGTAACATGATTCAGAAGTTAGACGACAATAACGTACCGATGGAAAATCGTGTACTTATTATCCCACCTTCTGTTCGTAACACGATCATGGGTATTGACCGATACGTGTCTTCTGACTTCGTATCTGGCAGCACTGTAAACTCAGGGCTTATTGGTAACTTGTACGGCGTAGACGTTTATGTGTCTGCTAACTGTGCTACTATCGAAGCTGCTGCTGATAACACTGCTTCTTCTGTTGATACTCGTGCTGCACTCTTGTTCCACAAAGACGCTATTGTCCTTGCAGAGCAGCAGTCAGTACGCTCACAAACCCAGTACAAGCAGGAATACTTGTCAACTCTGTACACGGCTGATTGTCTGTACGGTGTTCAGGTGTATCGTCCTGAAGCTGGTTTCGTTCTCGCTATTGCTGAGTAATGAACTCTATGGGGGTCGCTTAGGCCCCCTTTTTTCTTTTCTTTATTTTGTTTTCTTTAGCTGGAGCAGTCTATGGGTATCTTTAGAGGTACAGGTGGTACTGGAGATGCGACTACAGATGCTGTAGCGTCTCAAGTCGGTATCGACGCAACGACTGCTTCAACTAAAGCAAACGAGGCTGCTAATTCAGCCACAGCCGCAGCTAACTCAGCTACTGCTGCTGCAACAAGTGCATCTTCTATAGACGGAGACGTAGTAGCAACGGCTAATAATGCTGTTGCAGCGGCAACCAGCGCAACCAATGCTGCAACTTCTGAAACTAACGCTGGCAATAGTGCAACTGCTGCTGCAACCAGTGAGACTAACGCAGCTACAAGCGCCACTAATTCAGCAGCCTCTGCAACCGCCTCAGGAACGTCAGAGACGAACGCAGCGGCCAGTGCTACCACAGCTACTACTAAGGCCTCAGAAGCCGCCACAAGCGCCACAAATGCGTCTGGGAGTGCTACAGCAGCCAGCACCAGTGCAACTAATGCAGCAACCAGCGCCACTAACGCGGGGACAAGTGAAAGCAACGCAGCCACCAGTGCCAGCACAGCGTCAACTAAGGCCACTGAGGCAGCTTCCAGTGCTACTAACGCAGCGGCTAGTGAGACTAACGCATCAACTTCAGAAACCAATGCAGCCGCAAGCGCCACGAGCGCATCTGCAAGTGCCACTACGGCTACTACTAAAGCAACGGAGGCAAGCACAAGTGCAACCAATGCTGCAACATCGGAAACAAATGCAGCGACTTCGGCTACAAACGCAGCAACTTCGGCTACAAACGCTAGTAACTCTGCGACGGCTGCTGCTACGTCTGAAACTAATGCTGCTACTTCCGCGACCAACGCTGCAACCTCCGCAACCAACGCATCTAACAGTGCAACAGCGGCGGCTACGAGCGAAACTAATGCAGCAGCCAGCGCAACCGCAGCGGCCACAAGTGAGTCAAACGCGGCAGCAACCTTAGCAGCTTCGGCACTAAAAGCTAACAATCTATCTGACTTAGCTAATGCAGCAACTGCCCGAACTAACTTAGGTTTAGGCACAGCGGCTACTACTGCTGCTTCTGCTTATGCTACGGCAGCACAGGGTACTCTAGCAGACTCAGCACTACAGTCAAACTCAACTTTAAACGCAGACAACATGACAACTGGTACGCTCTCAGGCGGCACTTACTAACAAGGGAACTAAACAATGGCTACAACAATTGTAACTAAAAACGGCTCAGGTGCTCCCACAGCCTCCGATTTGGTAGCTGGAGAGCTTGCCGTAGACTTAACTAATGGACGTTTGTACACTGAAAACTCAGGTGGTACTGTTCTTGAACTAGGTTTAAACCCTAGTGGCAATGTGAATGTCACGGGCACCGTCACGGCAAGTAGTACGCTTACAGCTCAAAAACTGGTTTCCACAAATGGCGTTTTGGAGCTGGACGATAATGGGAGTCATAACGGCGTCATCAACTCGCCTGCCAGCTTGTTCATAAATATAGATTCAGACGGTACCAATACTGGCGAAGACTTCGTTATAGGTAAAGACCGAACTGGGACTTCAGGTGGTACTGAGTTATTTAGAGTGCAGGAAGATGGCTCAGTGGGAATCGGGACGGCTTCGCCAGCGGCTTTGATTCACGGCATGTCTGGTGATTTATTTCTAACAGCCAACAGCACAGCAGCCGACTCTGGTCAGGGTGTGTTTTTCCAAAGCACAACAAGTGGGTGGGCAACTTCGGCTGCACACGCAGCGATTTACGGAAAGCGCACAGATGCTTCCAATGGCTATTTACGGTTTGATACTAGGCAGTCAGGTACTACTCAAGAAGCCATGCGCATAGACAGCGCAGGCAATGTTGATTTATACCAAGGCAACAATCTTACGTGGAGATTTGCGGCTGGTAGCACTATTCGTGGAAGTATAAGTGTTGATAGCGCAGACAATATTACTTTTAGCAATACATCTAGCAACACAGAACGCATGCGCATCGATTCCTCGGGCAACGTGGGAATCGGGGTGGTTCCTAGTGCCGACTCGTTTTTTAAATCACTGGAAATCGGAAACACTGGCTCTGGTATAACAGGTCGTGGCGCAGCAGATACCCATTTTATGAGTGGGTTGATTTGGGACGGAACTTCAACTCAAGAATATACGGTTAGCTCTGTTGCAGTAGGTAAGTATCAAATAACCAACGGCATACACTCTTGGGCTACTGCTCCAGCAGGTACAGCAGGAACCGCTGCTACGCCTCAAACCAATATGACGCTGGATACGTCGGGCAATTTAGGAATCGGGACGAGTACGCCTAGTGCTGAAATCCCACTAACCGCTTTTTACAGTTCAACTAGCCAAATGCACTTAGGGGGGGCAGGAAACTTAGTTTCAAACAACACTTATTTTAATGGCAGTGCATGGGTAAATAGAAATGCAGCAGTTGGCGGCAGTGTAGTGCAGCTTGGTACCGACGGGTCATTTGCATTTAGACGCGCAGGAACAGGGGCAAGTCCTACATTAAGCTATTCTGCTGTCATCGATGCCTCGGGCAATTTATTGGTGGGTAAGACTTCTGTTGGTTCTTCTTTTATAGGTTCTGAGTTAAATCCCACAGGATATGTCGTAACTTCATGCGTTAGTGATTTTTGTGGTTATTTTAATAGGACAACTACCGACGGAGGCATTCTTCAATTCCGCAAAGACAACGCAACCGTAGGTAGTATTGGTACTGATGGCGGAACCATATACTTTTCTGGTCCATCGGCGGGTGGTTTTAAAATAAGCTATTACAACGCGACTAATGCAACTATTTTTCCAGTAACTACTACTGGCGCTATTGCTGATGGTCTTCATGATATAGGTTACTCCGCCTCTCGCTTCAGAGACATTTACGCCACCAACGGCACTATCCAAACCTCTGACCGTAACGAAAAGCAAGACATTGAAGCACTGTCTGACGCAGAGCAACGTGTCGCTGTAGCCGCTAAAGGCTTACTACGTAAGTTCCGCTGGAAGTCTTCAGTAGCAGAAAAAGGCGACGAAGCTCGTACACACTTTGGAATCATCGCTCAAGACCTACAGGCTGCTTTTGAAGCTGAAGGCTTAGACGCAGGTGACTACGCAATGTTTATTCACAGCACTTGGACAGACGAAGAAACTGGTGAAGAACGTAGCCGTATGGGCGTGCGTTATTCAGAACTTTTAGCCTTCATCATCGCAGCAATTTAACAGGAGACAAATATGACAACTTGGACAATCTCAACTTTAGAACGTGAACTCAGTGATGACGGCGTAGTCGTTGCCCACTGGCGAGCTACAGCAGTTGATGGTGACTTCTCAGCGACCAACTACGGCACTTGCGGGTTTACACCAGATCCGTCTAGCCCTGACTGGGTGGCTTATGATTCGATTACAGAGGACTTAACGCTGTCATGGTGCTTTGACTCAGGTGTTGACAAAGACGCCATAGAAGCGTCCTTAGCGGCTCAGATTGAGCTACAGAAGAACCCAACGCAAGCCACGGGAGTGCCTTGGTAATGCTAATACTAGACTATATTAACGCCCTCACAGCCCTTGTAACGGCCTGTAGCGCCATTACAGCACTCACTCCTACTCCTAAAGACGACAAGATCATTGGTAAGTTGTACAAGTTTTTAGAAATTGGTGCATTGGTTATCGGAAAGGCTAAGAAGTAATGCAAGAAGAAGCAAAAGCCGCAGTAGACGTAATAGCAGTAACAACTACGGTGTCAACCCTTATGGGCTGGCTGCCTGCTGTGGCCGCTGCTTTAAGCATTATATGGACTATCATTAGAATTGTTGAGACAAACACAGTACAAAACTTAATCCATAAAAAGAAGGAACTATAATGTGGAGTACATTGATCTTATTGGATCAATTTGGCCCATCTTTGTGGGCTTTATTGTGCTTGTCCTTACATTGGGTAGGCTAATGTCTCGTATGGACGTGGTGGAAGAAAAGCTTAAAACTTTGTTTGACTTGTGGAACAAAAGGAATGATTGATAAGCTTATAGGGCCAGTCACAAGCTTGCTAGACAAGTTTATACCTGACGCTGACACTAAGGCCAAGTTGGCGCATGAAATTGCAACCATGTCGCAGAAATACGCGCAAGAAATTGCTAAGGCGCAGTTAGAGGTCAACAAAGTAGAAGCGGCTCACAAGTCACTTTTTGTTTCTGGATGGAGACCCGCAGTGGGTTGGGTGTGTGTCTTGGGTATGTTTGGTAACTTTATTACGATTCCTTTTTCTAACTTTGTACTTGCTCTGTTTGGGTTAGACATTATGATACCTCTAGTTCCTCTTGAAACCATGATGCCTGTGTTGATGGGCATGTTAGGGCTGGGCGCTATGCGAACGTACGAAAAGAAAGCAGGAGTGTCTAGGTAATGGCTAAAAGATCAGCACCTACTAAAAGAACTATTAAAAGAGGTCAGGACACTTTAGTTGGAACTTCTAAAGGTGGTATGCTTGAAGTTTTAACGGAAGAAACTTCACAGGATTTACCAGCCACTCAAACAAGAAACATTAGAGTTGATGATCCTATGGGTTCTATAGGCAATGCGCCTAAAGCTTGGTGGGACGTAGCAGACCCTAAGGCTTTCTTTGGTGTACAGGGCGACCGTACAGACGAACAGAAAAAGCGAGTACAACAGTTTAGACAGGAGTGGGGAAACGTAAGGGGCGCTGCCGCTGTCAATGGTTTAATAGACGGTACGTACACAGCGGATCAACTAATTCAAAACTGGGGTGCTCAAAACTTAGCTTCAACTATTAAAGCCGATACCTACAGTTTAGGAGAGTTTACTGAAGGAAGTGATTTCGGTTCTTATTTAGCATCAGAATGGGAAAACCTTAAGGAGTGGTATGGCGATAAGGACGTAGGTTTAGGAGATATATCTCTTGCTCCTTTACAGGGCTTAGGAGGGTCTAAAGGTAACGAAAGAGGTGTTTCCGTAACTTCAAACCGTTTAGTTCAATCACAATATTCAAGTGCTTTACAGGCTGCTGCTGCACAAGCTGGCGTACCTATAAGCGTTATTTCTCCCGATGGCGCACAGTATGAGCTTAATATAGGACAGTTTGATGACGTTCCTTTAGGAGGATATAAGCAAACTGTAGAACCTTTCACTACTCTTGATAAAGTTGGAATGATCATGGGTTCTGTTATTAAGGCAGTTTTAATAGCGGGTGTTACGGGAGAAATAACTGGGGCTCTTAACGCGTTAGCGGGTGGAGTTCAGGGCGCAGGTGGTACGGTACAGACAGCTAATGGAGTAATGACATTTTCAGATGTTGCTGCTACGGCGGATCAAACCAAAGACTTGTTAGATACAGCTTCAGACATAATATCTATTTATCAAGATGTTTCAGCGGTTGCCTCAGAAATTGAAACAGCTACTGATTTAATATCTGAAGTAGCGGGTACAATAGATCCTGACAAAGAAGTACCAGAAGACGTAATAACAGAGGAAGTAGTCCCGTTAGAAGCAGACCCAGACTTAATGGGTACTGTGACTACTGAAGAGTTAGGTACAGGAGAAGTGTTTGGTGCAGAGGATTTAGTACCAGAAACTATAGTTGACGAAGTAGTAATTGACGAAATACCTGTAGAAATAACAGAACCTGAAGTAGACATAGAAGTAGATCCTTTTCTCCCAGAACAACCCGTAGAGGCAGTTGATGAATCAGCGGCTGACGGTGGTGGTGGCGGTGAGGAAAGTGGAGGCGCTAGTACCGCCGGAGCTGGCACTACTGCTACTACTGGGGGAACTGATGCTGCTGGAGGTTCTGATGCTGCTGGAGGAGCTAACGGCGATCCTGTTATTACTAGGGACGTTGGGGCTGTTGATGATGATCCTTTACTAGTAAACGAAGGAGATATTGTAGGAAGACAGATTAAAGAAGCTTATGAAGCTGAAACTGATCCTGAGTTAAAAGAAGCTTTAAAAGAAGAGTTAATAGCTTGGTTAGAAGGTGGGGCTGTAGACCCCGAGATTATTCTTTCAACAGAGCAACCTCCTGAAAGTACTTTTGATCCTAGTGATAGTACCGGCGGAGACACTGGTGACTCTGGTGACTCTGGTGATGCAGGAGAAAGCGAAGACGATCCTTTCGGAGTTGGTGATTTACTAGATATTCCTATTGATACTTCAGAATCAGCAGAATCAACAGTCCCTACAGATGTAGATACTTCAGGTGGTGACGATGGCGTCACTGATGATGGCTTAGGTGGTGACGATGGTGTCACTGATGACGCAGGAGGCGCTGTAGACGGAGGTGGCGCTGGTACTGACGGAGACGGTGTAGACACTGGTGACGGCGGGGAAGCTGGTGGTGGCGACGATACTGGCGATGGAGACGGTGGTGGCTCTGGAGACGGAGATGGATCTGGCGACGGTGATGGCTCTGGGACAGGTACAGGTACTGGAGAAGGTGATGGGGATGGCGACGGTGATGGTGATGGTGACGGTGATGACGATGGTAGCGGCAGTGGGCGCTCTGGTGGTGGTATGTTAGGCGTTGGACAGCCCTATATGGGAGGAGTTTCTTATCAGCTTCCCGGTTTTACAGGAATAGCTTATCAACCAAAAGACTACACTACTGAACTTGATCGAATCATTAATGAAAGTTTGTTTAAAGGAATGATCTAATGACTTATTTAGATTTAGTTAATAACGTGCTTAGGAGGATACGTGAAACAGAAGTAAGCTCTGTCCAAACTAATTCCTACAGCAAACTAATAGGCGACATCGTTAATGACGCTAAGGACCTTGTAGAAACTTCGTGGGACTGGTCTGCACTTAGGACTACCCTTACAATTACTACTGTTGCTGATGTGTTTAACTACTCTTTAACTGGTAGCCAGAATAACATCAAAGAGCTAAACGTGTTGAATGACACGTCTAATACTACTATGCAGTACCAGACTAACAACTGGTTTGACTCACAGTTTCTTTTAGGCAACCCTGTCTCTGGTGCACCTTTGTACTACACGTACAACGGCGTTGATTCAGACGGAGACACGTTAATTGATGTTTACCCAAAGCCAGACGGAGTTTACTCCTTACGTTTTAACTGTGCTTTACGTAATCCTAACTTAAGTGCTGACACAGACACGCTAAAAATACCTGCGATGCCTGTAGTGCATCTTGCTGTGGCCTTTGCTACACGTGAGCGTGGAGAAACAGGTGGTACTTCGACTCAAGAGTACTTCTCAATGGCTAACAAGTACTTGTCCGATGCTATTGCTATGGACGCTGCTAGACATCCCGAAGAAACTATCTTCTACACGCCTTAAGGTACTTATATGGCACAAGAACTCAAAAGTATTAATCTTGTAGCACCTGCGTTCAAAGGCATCAACACTGAGGACGCACCGTTAGCTCAGGACCCTTCTTTTGCTGAAACAGCAGACAACGCTGTTATTGACAAAAGGGGGCGTATTGCTGCACGTAAGGGCCACTTGGTCATCACAACTGATAAGACGCAGTTAGGCAGTGACTTCTTAAGTTCTATCAAGGAGTTCAGGGACGACGCAGGCAACACCGAGATTTTCTCAGTAGGTAACAACAAGATTTTTAGCGGTACAACCACGTTAGTCGATGAGACTCCCGGTAGCTACACGATTACTGCTGATGATTGGAAGATGGTTAACTTTAACGACAGCATCTACTTTTTCCAGCGTGGTCATGAGCCTCTTATTTACAACAACATTGCTACTATTAATCCGGGAGGCACTAACGGAGACGTACTAAAACTAAGCACAGTCACAGGTGCAGCCGGTGTTACCTCTAGCATGTACGGGAATGAAGTCCTAGCAGCTTACGGTAGACTCTGGACTGCTGACTTTGCTACGGATAAATCAACTGTTTATTGGTCTGATCTTTTGATTGGTCATGACTGGCTAGGCGGGACCTCTGGGTCCATTAACTTGTCTAAAGTATGGCCTGACGGTCATGACGAAGTTGTCGCACTAGCTGCTCATAATAATAAATTAATTATCTTTGGACAACGTAGTATCGTAGTTTATGACGGTGCTGACGCTCCTGCTACTATGGCTCTGTCAGACACAGTAGTAGGTGTAGGCTGCGTAGGCAGAGACACTATACAACATACAGGTGTAGACGTAATCTTTTTGTCTCATACAGGCTTAAAGAGCTTCGGAAGAACAATCCAAGAAAAGTCCATGCCACTAAGCAGTTTATCCAGTACAATTACTACAGACATTGTTCAGGTACTCAGAGAAGCAAATGAAGTCTTTAAGTCTGTGTACCACCCAGAAGAAAACTTCTACTTGCTTACTTTCGTAAACCAAAACATTACCTATTGTTTTGACGTAAGAGGAACATTAGAAAATGGGGCGTACAGAGTTACACGCTGGCCCGGAACTGGTTTTACTTGCTATGAACGAAAGAGTGAAGGTACTTTGCTCATAGGAAGTTTACAAGGAATTGGGCAGTACTCAGGGTATCTAGACAACGGGAGTTCGTACAGTTTTAAGTACTTTAGCCCTGAGTTGTCTTTTGGTGATCCTTCTAAGCTTAAGTTTTTAAAGAAAATTAGACCGACGATAGTAGGTGGAAGTAGTTTAGACATTTTACTAAAGTGGGACTATGACTTTGGATCTGCTTACAACACAAGCGTAATCACTTTAAAAGATCAAGCAATAGCTGAGTTTAATGTAGACGAATACACAGTAGGTCAGTTTTCTGACGGGATTTTAACGTCTAAAGAAGCTGTAAACACTAACGGCAGTGGTGGAACTTTAACTATTGGCATGGAAACTAGCATTAGTGGAAACGAACTGTCTTTACAGGAAATCAACGTACTTGCACTGGTAGGTAAAACAATATGAGCAACTATACTAAACTAACGGATTTTGCCGCCAAAGATAATCTGTCTTCGGGAGATCCTAATAAAATCGTTAAAGGAACTGAGTTTGAAACTGAGTTCGACAACATTGCAACGGCAATAGCTACAAAAGCAAACACTGCTAGTCCTACGTTCACAGGGACTGTCACAATTCCCGCGCTGACCTTTACTGGGACACTGGCAACTGGGACGATTAATGGAGGGACTTACTAATGGGCTGGTTTGAAGATTGGATAAAAGGCGGCGATGCTGTTTCTGATATTGGAGGCGGGGCATTAGGAGCTGCTGGATTAGCCTTTGCTAAAAAAGGGTACGAAGACGTAGGAGCAGTCGGCGAACGTGCTTTTTCTGAGTTTGCAGGAGAAGGTGGTCTAGCAGATAAACTCTCGGGTATGATGGAGTTTCAACCGTACACCGTTACTTCTGCTACTGGTGGTCAGTTCGGCATGTCAAGGGACCCAGTGACGGGTCAAATGTCGTACAACCTCGCTACTTCTCCTGAAGAACAAGCATACCAACAATCTTTGTTTGGTGGTGCAAGTCAGTTAGCTCAACAAGCTACCGCCCCTTATGACCCTCGGTACGAAGAACTAGCTAATCAAGCTTACGGGGGTGTAGGTGCTTTAATGACACAAGCACAGAAAGCAGCTATAGACGCTGGGTCTATGGACAGAGGTGCTAGAGAAGATCAAGTTTATGAACAACTTAGGGCCTTACAGTCCCCTGAAGAAGAACGTCAGCGTTTAGCTTTAGAACAACGTATGGCTGCTCAGGGACGCACAGGCGTACGTACGGCACAGTTTGGTGGTACTCCAGAGCAATTAGCAATGGCTAAGGCTCAGTCGGAGGCTCTGAATCAAGCGTCCCTTATGGCTATGCAACAGTCAGGCGCTGAACAACAACAAGCACTACAAAGAGCTGCTAGTTTACAAGGTTTAACTTCTGGTATGTTTGGTATGGGTACGCAAGCTAGAGCGACCCCTAGAGAACTACAATCGATGGACCTGCGAAATATGCAAGGAATGATGACTGCTGGCTACGTGCCACAAGCTCAGTTGCTCAATGCGTTACAACCCGGAATGACCACAGCAGAACGTCAGAGACAAGCATTGTCAGAGCAAGCAGGAGCGTACGGTGAAACTTACGCTACGGGTCTTGAGGCATTGCTTCAGTCTGCACTGGCACAAGCTAACATTTCCGGTGGAGTAGGTGGTCAACTAGGTTCAGCAGCACTTGGTGGCTTGTTTAAATAAGGAAAACACGTAATGGCTAAATTTTCACAACAGTTCTTGGCTAACTTAGGTAGGCCACAAATGGCAGAAAGCTTGTTTGGCTTGGGTGCTGCTATTGGTGGTATTCCGGGTCAAATGAAAGACCAACGAAAGCAGCAAGAGTTTAACCAGTTGATGCAACAGATACAGGGCGCACAAGGCTCTGGAGACTTCGCAAGTATGAAGATCTTGGCGCAACAGTTAGCTGTTAGGAACCCACAAGAAGCTGCTAAGGTGATGCAGGCTGCTATTGCTGGTGAAAAACAACAACAACAAGCTCAAGAAAAAACACAAGAAACCAGAGCTGGCGCACAAATGCTAATGACTGAACTACAAGACTATGCTAATAATCCTTCTCTCCCTGCTTCGGTTAGAACAGAAGCTTCTAATTTATTAAAAGCGGCTGCTCAAGCAGGAGACAGGGCAGGACTATTGGAGCCTCGTGTTCAGCAACTAAGAACTCGTTTAAATGAAACTGCTAAACCTGTGTCTCTTTCTGCGGGAGGAGCTTTAGTTTCTCCTACAGGTGAAGTTTTATATGAACGTCCTTTTAAACCTACTGCTGCTGCAAAACCTAAAATCAATATTATAAGACCAACAAAAGATGATCCTAATATTCGAGTATTTGAAGACGGTAAACTTACTCAAACTGTTCCTACTAAACCTGAAGGTAAAACACTAGAACAAATAGAAATGGATAATGATCGAATTTCTCAAATCGTAAGAATTAAAGGTGACATTTCAGAACTTATGAAAGAAGAAGGTCGATACACCGACTGGACTGCTTCTGGAGTTTTAGGACAACTCTTGGGTAATTTTTGGGGAGGCTCAACAGCATACGATAGAAAAAGTTTAATGGACTCTGTTAAGGCTAGTTTAGGTCTTGAAGCAATTCAGGCTTTAAAAGAAGCTTCAAAACAGGGAGCTACTGGTTTAGGACAAGTCTCTAATTTAGAACTTAGAGCTTTGCAGTCAGAAATTGCTACTTTAGAAATAGGCCAGTCAGAACAAGCTCAGTTAGACTCATTAACTAAAGTTTTTAACCACTTAGATAGAATACAGCAAATTGCTTCTGGAATAGTCCCTACCGAAGCTATTGATTGGAACAGTCCTGAGTACAAAGCCGCAGGATACGGAAAAGACGTAGAAACAGGAGTAATCATGTATGCGCCTCAGGGTAGAAACGGACCTGCATATAAGCTTGTAGACGGATCATTCAAAAAACTGGACATTTAAAGATGGATACAGATACAGAAGTTTTTGAAAAAATATTTGGTTCTAGGACAGACGCTGATAAAGAAGTAAAAAAACAAGACGACGACTCTGCTATTCTTGCAAGAATTTTAGAAGAAAGACAAGTAACTCTGGATAATGCTAATCTTCCAGAAGAACCTTCAGCTTTTGATCGTATTTTTACGCAGCCCGGACAAAGGTTTCTTGAGCGTGGTTCCGCGACTGCTGGTCGAATAGGAGAACAGGCGGGTCTTATGACACAAGGACCTTCTACTCCCGCTGGTCTTACGGACGTGCAAGCAGGGACTGATTATCCTTCTGTATTGCTTCAAACAGTAGGAAATCCTATTTCTCTTGGTTTTGATGTTCTTGCTAATACAATTATGGTTGGAGCAGAAGGGGCTTTTGGTTTATTGCCTGATGCAGCTAAAGAAGGAACTATGGAGTTTCTTAATAGTGCTTTACAAACTGAAACTGGTCAGTTAGCTATGAAAGCTTTATCAGAAGGTGCTGAAGCATGGGAAGAGTATTCAGAAAAAAACCCAAATGATGCAGCTAACTGGGCATCGTTTTTTGAAATACAGCTGGGACTTCCTAAAAGAATATTAACAAATTTTTCTCCTGACCTAAAACCAATAAAAGTTTCAAGTATTGGAACAAGAAAAGTTACGCAGCCGTTAGCAGGAATTGATAAAGATATTTACAATATTGCTTACTCTTCCCCTAAAAAAAGCATAGAGCAAGCTAAACTAACTACAGATCCTAGAGGCCCTCTCAGGTCACAACAACAACTAGCAAACCAAGACCAACTTGATGTTATAGACGAGTTAAAAAAAGCAGGAGTTAAAGGAAATTTAACTTTACAACAAAATTTAAATAAAACACAAGAGTATTTAGATAAGCTTGACAGAATTCTTTTAGGCATGTCTAGAAGAAGAAAAATACAAACAATAGACGATGCTAAATTTAGAGAATATCTTGGGGCAGAGTTTAAAGAAATGGTAAGCGCCAATCCTAGAATACTAAATAACAAGGCGGCTAAAAAGAAATTACAGCAAAACTATGACGAATTTTTAGCTATATTAAAAGAGCAGGGGAATACTGCAGAGGGTTTTTTAAACGCCCGTCGTATTTTTGACGACAAGATGAGACGTTCTGGTATTGATGTGGGTGGTTCTAAGCTAAATGCAGATACTCTAGTTGCTCATGCTGTTCGTAGAGCAGGAAACAGGTCTATATTTGATGTTGTTCCAGAAGCCAAAGATATACTTGGACGACAAAGTAGAATACTAAGCGTACAAGATAATATAGCAACGAAAGCAGCTAATGAATCTCAAACAGCTGTGGGTCGTTATATTCATGAGTTAGGACTAGATAAATATGTGGGAGAAACTATAACAAGTCAGTTTATAAACGCAGCTGCTACTTTAGGATTAGGCGTTGCTGCTTCTCCTTTCATAATTTTAAAAAGATTAATTAAAGCAGAAACACCAGCAAATATACGTGCTAAAGTATCTTACGCTCTTAATGATGTTTTTAAAGAGATAGAAAAAGCCTTAGCTAGGACTAAAGATCCTGTGACTAAAAAATCTTTATTGGCTCAAAGAGCCCTTGTGTATTCAGCATTTAAAGCAGCAGGGGAGCAGATAGTAGCTGAAGCTGAACAAAATCAGGAAGATAAATAATGTCAATCCTATACGCAAACAGGGCTCCTCTTTTTCGTGAAAGAGGTGAAGAAAATATTAAAGGGGCTGTTGACTTACAGCGCCAAGAATATGGCATGTTTGACCAAGGAGAAATTACTTTTCCTGAGTTAGCACTAAGAACAACGGGTAACCTCTCTAGAGCAACTGTTGGAAACGTAGCAGGACAAGTATTATCGCCTGTGATGGAAGCTGCTGGGTATATGTTTCCTGCTGCTGGGGTTGTTTTAGAGCCTGTCACAAGACCCGTTAAAGCTGGTGCAGAGTACTTATCTGAAGAATACCCCCGTTTTTACAGAAATTTAGAAGCGGGCTTAGAAGCCACAGATCTTCTTTTAGGAGGAGGAGGTGCCGCAGCAGCTATACAAGCAGGAAAGCGAGTAGATAAGATTACTGGAAAAGAGTCAGGTAGAGGTATGCTTTTGGCCTCTTTAGATAACTACATTGACAATTTTTATGGTCGAAGAGAAGTTACTGCAAATACTCCAGACCCCTCAGGTGCTTCTGCCCCCTTAACTGCTGGACAAAAAACATTAGAAAAGCAGCTGTATTCTTCAAACTCTGGTTTAAACAGTGTTTTAGACTTTGCTGAGTCTTCTATGCTTGTTCCTTCTTCTTTGCAGGGTAAATTGAAGAATCTTCGCGGTAAACTTGGACAAAACAAGTTAAAATCAGAAAACTTTGAATCGACAAAAGAAACAAGAGCCGCAGTTTCTAAAATAAGCTCAGTTGCCGATTTTGCAAAAACAGGCTTCAAAAACACTGTAAAAGACTTGTTTAGTCCTGAATCACGTGCGCTTTTTAGGGAACAAGGTCTGTCTAATACAGGTAAAGAAATTATAGAATCTCACATGGTAGCAGCCAGATTAGCTGAGACTCCTGAAGGTAAAAAAATTCTAGAAGACATTGCAGAAAAACAACAAGAATATAGAAATCTTCCGAAACAAAAAGGAAAACTCACAGAAAAGCATAAAGAAATTGATAGAGAAATACAGGAATTAGGTTCTAAGCTGGCTTCTCGCGGGATTCCAAAAGCCGTAGCGGAAGCTATTTATCAGATGCACATTGGGGCTCAGGGCGGTAGAAAAGGAGGACTAAACGAAGGACTTTCTCAAATTGCTTTGGAGTCTTTTGTTGAGCCTTACAACAACTATCAACGAGGAACCTTATCTTCTTGGTTTTCAAAAAACAATCAAGCAAAAAGTAATAAGTACGACGTGTCTTTCCCTGAGGGTGTTTCAAACAGACTAGAACAAAACATCATAAACGCACATAAAGACTCTCTTGGAGAAGCGGGAGTTCCTGCTTTAGTCGTAATGAAACGAGCAGCTAAAGGAAAAACCTCTGGTAATCATTTTTATGACTTGACCAACACTAAAAAAGAAGGCTCTCCTGCTTATAGGATAAACAACGCTTTCAAAGCTTTGGAAGGTCGTAACGTAAACCAAGGAACTTTGATTGATGAGTTGTCGAGACAAGGACTAACAATAACAGGAAAAGAAGCAGACGGAAAAGTTTATTTTTCAGGTAGCACAAAAGGATCTGCAATTGTTGAAGGCGGTATTCATGTGTCTGGTTATGTGAAGCCTGACGGAACAACTGCTTTAATTATGTCAGACGTTCATGACTTTTTTGAAAACTTGAAACCAGTAAAAACTGTAGTTGACAGAGTTGCACCAAATTCTTTAATAGCAGTGACTCCTCCGGTGTTTAAGAATTTTAAAGACCCTAAAGCTGATATTTCTAATAGAGCGCCTGTTTCAAAAGACACGCAAGCTGTAGATGTAGAAGCTGCTCTTGAAGATATAGCTTCTGCTAAACCTAGCGCTGAAGTAGTTTCTGCAGAAAGAATGAGACAAGGAGGGATGCTAACTTCTGCTGCTGGAGTGACTTCAGCTGGTCTTAAACAGCAAGAAGAAGAGGGGCGCTAAGGCCCCCCAGTTTCACTCTAGATCTCGCAACTATTGCCAACACAGGCCAACTGCTGCGACCCTTCCGTCATGTCAGAAGCCTCTGAGATGTTCCAGTCGATAGCCTTGGGAAAATCCTTGACTAACGATTGGTACGTCTCTAGGTCCACAGGCTCATAAGGTGCCTGTTGGTACGTATGTTCTGAATAAGGCAGAAAGCTGATGCCACTAACCTTGTCGAACTTGTTGTACAACCACTGCCCCACCTCTAGGAACTCATCGTCTCTGTAGTAGCAAGTCATGGACGGCTTGTGTTCACACCAGAAGTCCTGATACATCTCCCATAACTCAAGCTGCTCCATAGCACCCATGTCCGTAGCCACCACAGCCTTCTTAGGAGACTTGATGGGGAACGAGAAGACCTTAGTAGTAGAAGAAGTCACGTCTAGCTCCACAGGGACTCCTGCGGCCTCTAGGACAGCACACAAGGGGTCTCGTGCGTCTGCTCTTACTCGTCTAATGTATTGCTCCGCATATCTAGGGTGGATGCCAGACGCGCTATCAACCAACTGAGATACAGTACCGGAAGGCTTAACAGCAGTAATGGCAGTGCTAACATTGATGCCAAGGCGTTTAGCCCAAACACGGTTAGTTTCAATAGCTTCGTCTTTAAGCCGCGTGAGCCAGTACTGTAGATCTGCACGATTCTTCCTCCCTGACATCACTGGATGGTCCATGATGCCTGTTAATGATACACCCAAGAGTGCTTCTTCTGCTGTGTTGTCTTTCCAGATTTTACGCAAGTACCTGAAGTCAGTCAGGGTTGCCTGTAGAGTCCCTAAGATAGCAGCAGCGCGTACCTTCAGCCGTAAGCCTTCCAAGGTGTCATTGGCCCTAACCACTACTTCCGACAAATTACAGAACTGGTAAGGTCTTAGGATAATCTCTGAGCATGGATTAGTCCCGAACTCAAAGGTAGCGTCCCTGCGTCCATTCTTAGCAGCCTGACGCTGACTAGCGACACGACTAAAGACACCTCGTTCTCCTGACCGTGATTCGTACAGAGACTTCCACTCGTTCAAGAAGGCTTCAAAGTCAGGCTTCTCTGTGTAACAAGCTGAGTTATTAGCCAAGCCACGCTGAGGATTATCTATCCACCACTGTCCTGATTTGCTTCTACGTATCCTATCGTCAGTGAGGTTACTAAGACTGATGAGAGCACTTCTTCTGACTCCCCCCACGACGACGATTTGTGCAATTTTACAGCATAGATCGTGGCACTCAATGGAGCTAAGTCTTCGACCTCTAGCTCCTCTGAAAACATCAACCGTGAACTGAAACAGATCAACAAGAGGTTCTGGACCAGACGCTCGACCTCCGAAAGTCTTAAGGGCTGCCCCCGCAGCTCTAACTCCAGACACGTCCCACTTTGGAACTTGACCGCTAAAGAGCATTGCGATAAGTTCTCGGTATGCTTTAGCCCATCCAATTTTGCTGTCAGCGACGTGTATAACGGTATCTGTATCATGGAACTCCTCAGCTACTTCAGGTAGCTTACTAATGTACTGTCGTTCGACACTGAAGCCAACCCCAGTTCCACACATGAGGATGTACATCATTTCGTCGAAGGCTTTAGGGTGATCGATAGGTAGGTAGGAGCAGTTAAACCCAGCTACGTTGTCTCTGTCCAAGGCTTCCCCGGCAGTCATGAGTGCTCTCATGCTGGGCATCACGTCTAGATCATGAATAGGAACGTACAGGTCTAGGGCCTCCTTCTCCGTCAGTTTGTTTTTTGACACCCAGAAGTCCAAGTAACGGTTCACTGTCTCTTCCCATGTTTCCCGTCGTTGTTCTTCCGGTATGTACCGGGCGTACCTAGATTTATGGATGTACTGTTGATATGCGTCCATCATAATTCGTATTCTCCTCCTGTTAGTAGTGACATTTTCAGTTGGTCCAGTAAGAAAGCTAGTTCGTACGTGTCCATGTTAGTAGAAACCATGATGTACTCTTCGGACTTAATGATGCAAAAAGCATCCTCGTAGTTCTCTAAGTTTTCATTGTCCACTATGAGTTTAAACACGTCAGGAACAGATATCTTGTTTATGTTCTGCTTGTTTCCACCGAAAGCACCTTCGATCACTTTCATTCTAGCGCCTCCTGTTCTCTGACCATCTTGTTTAAGTACCACTGAGCCTTCTGCAAGTCCTGTAGTCCATTCTTGTAACGCCACCTGTGTAAGTACTTAAGCACATTGCCCTCACAGTAGTCTACAATACCTTCTCCTAGCTGCTGCTTAATGTAGTCGATAGCCTCCATACCGCCTTGGTTGTAATGAGGAGGCTTATGAACTAAAGCGTCCCATTCTTTAGGCGTCGCTAAGTCAATACTCATCTTCGTCCTCCTCTTCACTTGCTAACTCCTCCGCAAAGTACTCCAGTCTATTTATCAGCTTGTCCTCGAACCTGTCCAGAAGCTCATCAGAGGTTATCTCCAGTGTTTCCAAAAAGTCTTCAGGATCGTAGGTCCTCAGCAGACGTTCCTTAATTTCTTCCATTGTTAGAGACATCTTCTATCAACTCCTCTAGTGTATCTAATGTGTACCAC